TTGTAAAGCAGCTGTAGTGGTAGCAATAGGATTCCATGAAAAAGTTTTTCCATTTTTGTTTGTTGCAATTAATTGTTGGCCAAAATTATCTAATGACCATGACGCAGGATCAAGAACTACTGTTGAAGAAGTAGTTGCATTATTCCATCCTATAAAATTTGATGCATCTGTAACAGTTACTCCATTGCTGTGAGAAGTCGCTGTAGTTCCTAGCGCTCCTCTGGATGCTATTACTATATCATTACTTGAAATAGAGCTATACGTAATAAGCTCAGAACCAATCAAAACTGTGCCTGAAGCAGGAAAACCAGACGTTGATGCTAAAGTAATATTTGTTGCAGATCCGTTGTTACCACCAGATGCTGTAAGTGCTCCATTAAGTGTGGTCGTCAACGCTCCAGAAACTGTACCACCAAACAAACCTGTACCCCAACCATAACCAAAACTTTGAGTGAGTGGACCAAAACCAACATAAGGATTAATTGTTGCTGATCCGGTGGCCGATGTTACTCCTGATGCAGCCGTTGCAAATTTTATTGTAAAAGTGTTTGTGCTTGCAGATAAAACCTCAAATGGATTTGCTTCTAGTTGACCTGCTGTATAACCAGAACCAGTTGGTGGTGTAACAGATGTAAACGTAAATAAATCTCCAACTTCTAATCCGTGAGATGCTTTGTTAACTGTAATTGTTTGTGGTGTTGCCGTAGAAGCAATTGTAAAAGTTGCTCCTGTTATTGCAGTCTCCAACGGTGTAATGTCATACATTACACCTCCGTAATAAACAAATAAAGCTTTGTGTGTACCAATGGCAGCGTAAGACCTTCCATCAAGATCCGCCCAAATGTGTTGATCTCTTGCAGCACCAACTAATGTGTTTGAAGTAATTTGTTCCCATCCACCAATTTTTTCTGGAAGTCCATACCTAAATCTTACATTGTCACCATCAGTCCACTGTCCTTCAGCTCCTGTTTCCGTAACTTGTTTATTAAATCCTGGTCTTATATTTACACTTGTTAATGGCATAGCGTATTATAGCACGATCATGGTGCTTTGTTAACATCGGGGTCTTCAGTATCATTACCATAAGTGGTTAAATTTTTCGTTTTTTCATCAAACTTTAATTGCCACTCAGCCACTATTTTTATTAATATGTTACCAAAATTTCTAAATGAGGTAGCATCTAGAAATAAATTTTTCTTTTCTTGGATTATCTTTATCTCTCTTTCTGAAAATTCAATATCGCAACTACCATCATCATATTGTTTAAACCTCATAGAAACCTCTTTCTTTTAGTTGTTGTATTTTATTGTCTGATAAAGTCAAAAAACAATTTATAGAATATCTACAACCTTTTGTAATTTTTTCTGTGCCGTGTATCCATATAGGTTCCGCTGGAAAAAACATCGTATCACCTTTACCTAAAACAACTTTGTGTCTGCCATCAAAAAATCTAAATTCACCACCTTCATAATCATCATTTAAGTTTATTGTTAAGGAACCTCTAATTTGTTTAGTAATATCTGAGTGGTCTTTTATTTGAGTCCCTTCTTCATATTTTAATATTCTAATGTTATCAGTTTGACTGATATGCATGTCATTAAAAGTAGGACAAATTTCTTTTTGTATATACTCAACGTATGTTTTTAAACAATAAGATATAATCTCAACAGCCTTAGCAAAAACAGGTTGAAGTATTTCATTTTTTTCATGGTGTTGTGATAAACTTAAACACTTGTAATTATCCCAAACTATTTTTTTTTCATCATATTTATAACTTTGCTCATTAGTTTGTAATTCAGGAAATTTATCAAATGCCCAAATAAATCTTTGACACCAGTAAGGTGATAGAAATTTTTTTTGTATTTGTATTAAATCTGTTATTTTAAAATTATATTCTTTCAGGGAGTTTTGCATTTTCTTTACTTCCAGTTAAATCTCTTTGATCGTTTGTATAATTCTTATAAGGTCCATTAGCATCTACGTAATGTAAAAAAATTTGACTGTGCCAATCACCTTTAAATTCTTCTCGCCAATGTTCAAGATCACATCCTAAATATAATACAGCGTCACCAGGATTCATTTCTAACGGTGTGCCTTCTATGTAAATAGGCCATGGCGTATTATCTGAACCAACCATTACTGTGCAAGATATTTCACACGAAGGTCTATCTTTGTGTTTTTTTAAATCAGCATATTTTGTATACATTCTCCAAAAACTATATGTTGGATTTAATTTAAGTTTAGTTTCTTCTTCCATTTTTTTTCTTTTTGTTATCAACAATGCATCTGTTGCAGGATTACCATAGTTCATTGTGTCCATGGTAATTGATTGTTTTGTATCAAAAGATGAATCGTTTCTCTGATGAAATAATATTGTAAACTGTTTTAATAACTCTTTTTCATCGTGACTTAAAAAATTTTTAATAAGTTTATATTTAAAATCTTTTATACTGCCCAACATACTGCTGAATACCTAATTCCTTTCTTTACTGGAGTAACTCTATGTGGAAATAAAAAATTAGAAGGCCAAACAATCATTCTATTTTTCTTTGGTTCAACTTCTAAACTTTCATCTTTTGCTGGAAAAGCAAATTGTATTTTTCCTCCTTCATACTCATCATTTAAATAAAATATACAACTTAATTTTCTATTTAAATGTATACCATGATCTACGTGCCATGTGTAATGACCTCCTGGTTCATACTTTAGTATTTGTGAACCTTCAAGTTTAGATATTGTTGATTGAGGTAATTTGTATTGTTGAATATAATCGCCAATAACTTCTTTAAATATTTTATTAAAAACATGAGCCCAATGTATCTCAGTCATTGATTGAGAATCAAATTGTAAATGTTTTACAAAAGTTTTTCTTGTCTTGTAATCAACAAATCCTTCATCCGAATTTTCTGTAAGTATTTCTGCATTTTCATATTCAAGATCCTTCGCCCATTTAATAATTACATTTAATGTTTCTTCATTTATTGTGTTATCAATTATTTTTATACAATCTTTTATCTCCATGATTTTTTAGACCAAAAAACTGTTTTGTATGCATGCATTAATTTTTGTTTTAATTTAAAACCAGTCCATCTTGCATCTTCTTTTGCCTCTTGTACTTTCATTTTCCAAGCATCTCTTTTAAAAGGAATTACTTGAACAATAGGTGTGTCTACTTTTAAAGTTGTTATCATTTCTGGATATTTATCACCGTTAAGTATTATTGGAAAGTTTATATGTAAGTTGTATGTATCCGTATCAACTATACCTGGAACAATTTGAAATCTGTCATCTGGATTATTCATAGGTGGTAAAAACAAACATGAATAACCTGGCGGTGTTTGTATTAGCCAAGGATTCATTATTTTATAAAAAGGCAAATCTTTGTTTTTTTTTAAATAAGGACATTCACCAACTTGAAAAGGTGCATGTGTTTCTCTTGCGTCAAAATTTAAATTCAAACCTTGATCTATGACCCATTGCCCTAAAGATTCATAACCCCATTTAACAAAACTATCTTTTTTACCTTCATTATTAGACACGTTATGCTGAATCAACATATCTTGAGGCATTTTTATTAAATAACCTGATGTTAAAGAATCTAAAACAGGTATACAACCTTTCATAGTAGGTGCACCAACATTATGTTTTAAATCTTTAAACCATTTAGGTATATGTAATTTTATTGGTTCTGGATGTGCAACGTTTTGATCTAGATAATCTTTGGGTGCTGAAAAAATTATTTCCTTTTCAAACATTCATGTCTTTTACAACTTATACACAAAGCTGTAAAGGACTAACATAATCTTGACTAATACTTTCAAGATATTGTTCTAATGTTTTATCTGTAGGCCATGTTATTGATGAAGTGTCCCAACCATTTAAAAAATCTAAATAAGTTTGTGTTTCACTTCTTAGATATGATTTTCCATCATCTATCCAAGCTTGACAACAATCAATATGTGCTTGCTTTTGGTCAAGCATCATACTTTGAGCAAGTTCTTCAGTTTCATTAGCTATAACATCAGATCTTGTAACAAGTGTATCTCCATTATTTCCATCTAATTGAGTAGTGCCATTTCTAATATTATTAAAATCTGTATCAGAGATTTCTACAACTCTAGTATTACTATCTACTAAATTTTCTGCAGTAGACCAATCAGAAGTAGACACTATGCCTACAACTGAACAATCAGAACCAGATGCAGAATTTGAAAAAAGTGCTTTTGCCATGTTACGCTCCTGTGTTCTCTAAAATAAATACTCTTCCAGACTGACCAGCATTTCCACCAGACATACTTCCTCCTGGCATTGAAGTTCCGCCATTACCACCATTTCCAAATGATGTTCCAACAAGATAGCTTCTTAAATTATTTGTTAAGTCCATTTTTGCACCTGGAGCTGTTCCAGCATTTCCGTTAGGTCCACCTTGGTTGTATTGATGATATCCTGCTCCGTTACCACCGTTAGACGTTCCAACATTTGTTAACGTAGTTGCACCTCCTGCGTTACCACCATTACCATTTCCTGGGTTAGGGTTTCCATTACCTTTATTTCCACCACCACCTACTGAGTAAGGGTATGAAACAGGGTGAGTTATTGGAGATCCAAAGAAACCAAATCCACCTTTTCCTCCAGTACCGCCAGGACAACATTGTGAGCCACCTGCTCCTCCTCCACCGCCTCCCCATAAAAGGGCTGCAACGTAAGATGCGTTTGAGCTTGATCCGTAGTTTCCAGGGCTTGATGCAAAAGTTTTTGGTTCAAATCCACCGCCACCTGCAGATCCAGATGAAGCAGCTGTTAATCTTCCTTGTGCATCAACAGTAATAGACGCTGAAGTGTAAGATCCTGCAGAAACAGTTGTGTCTGCAAGTTTATCAGCAGTGACAGCATCGTCAGCTATGTTTGCAGTTGCTACTGCATCATCAGCAATCGCTGCAGTTACAACAGCGTCATCAGCAATTTTAGCCGAAGTCACAGCGTCATCAGCAATTTTTGCAGTGGTCACTGCACTAGCAGCAATTTGTGCTGCAGCAATTGTGCCACCTAAAGTGTCTAAAGATATTTCATTTAAATTTGTACCATCAGAATAAGCCGCATAAATTTTTTGTGCGTCAGGACTAAAACCAGTTCCTGAAGCTGTTTTAATAGTTAAGTTTGTAGGGTTTGTAACTGCTGTACAATCAAAAATATAAAATTTTTCAATTGAGTCTGGTATAGTACAAACTGTTGATGCACCCGCAGTTATTGTTGCAAATTTAATAACAAGGTTTCTTGCGTTTGAAATAGTTCCATCAGTCATTGCCAGAGCAAGAGTTCCACCACTTGAAAGTGTAACTTGTTCAAAACCTGCTACAGCTTGTTGAATAAGATTTAAGTTTGTGTTTGTTTTATCACCCCATGTACCAGCGTTTTCACCAGTAGCCATTAGTTCTAGTTTAAGGTCGGTTGAATATGTTGATGCCATAAAATTAATTCTCCTAAATAAATATATTTTATCTTACTTAAGCAGCTAAATCAACTGGTGTCCAAATATTAGCTACTCCTGGATCTATCTCAGACCATGCTGTGATATTAACGTTTCCAACTGAGCCTGTCAATTGTATGCCCGTAGGTGTTACATTTGCATTAGATGCTGTTCCTTCATCTCCAATTGAAGATGTCATAGAAATACCAGAAACTCCCACTATTGTTTCAGGAATTTGTTCAATAGTTCCAATACTTGATGTCAGTGACTGACCTGTAACTGGTTCAATCGTAGTTTGTTCTATCGTTTGATTACCTACAGAAGACGTTAATTCTACACCTGTGACAGGCACATCTAAGAATAATCCTGCTAA